CAAAACAACAAAACAATCCTTCTACAGTATTGTCTAAAAAAGTAGAAGTAGTTGGTTCGGTTTATACAGATTTACATTTAGACTTACAATTTAGTAAAAGCATAGGATTAGGAAATTCACCAGCAAATTCTAACGATATTATGGTCGATACCGATGAAGAAGCAATCAAAAATTCTATTAGAAACATTTTTTCAATTAGAAAGGGTGATAAACTTTTAAATCCTGATTTTGGTTCTTCTTTGGAACAATATCTTTTTGAACCAGTTTCTGAAGTATATGCCAGAGCAATTGCAGACGATATACTGAATACTTTAGAGACATATGAACCTAGAATCGAAGTAACAAAAGTTACAATTGTTCCTAAACATGATGATAATCAATATGAAACATATGTAAAATATAGATTTTTAGAAATAAAAAAAGAAAGTATTTTAAGTATTATTGCCAAAAGAGGAGGAGAAATCTTAATATAAGATAATTATTACAATGACAAACGACTATTTAAACAATAATAACTCATATATCAGTTTTGATGCAACCAGTATTAGAGATTTAATAGTTAACAGATTAAATCAAAGTGAAATCTTTACCGATCAAAATTATCAAGGATCGAACATGTCTGCTTTCTTGGATGTAATAGGTTTTAGTTTTAGTACTCTGCTTTATTATTTAAATAAAACTGCTTCTGAAACTTTATATTCCGAAACTCAAATATATGAAAATATTAATAGATTAGTAAAAATTTTAAATTATAATCCTATAGGTAGAATTGGACAAAATGTTCCTTTCAAATTAACGGCTGGAGAAAATTTAAATATTGGAAACTATGTTATCCCAAGATTCAGTTATTTAAGCGTTGGAGGAACAAATTTTTCTTTTAATCGTGATATTCAAATTTATAAACCAACAGTTGGTAACGTATCAATTGATGAAGTTTCTAACAAATATCTTTTATATCAAGGATTATTTCAAGAGTATCCGACTTATACGGCTATTGGAATTGAAAATGAAGTCATGTATCTTTCTTTTCTTGAATCTGTTTATATTGATCATTTTAACATTTATGTTTTTGTAAAAGAAAAAAATAATAACCGCTGGCAAGAATGGGAAAGAGTTCCTGAAACTTTCTTATATGGATCTAATGAAAACGTTTATCAAATAAGATTAAACGAAAATAAAAGATATGAAATAAAATTTGGAGATAATATTAATGGTAAAAAATTAAAAGAAGGTGATGAGGTAGCTGTTTATTTTTTAAATGTTGATCCCGAAGCTTCAAATATTGGACCTAATTCTTTTGGAAAATCTAAAATTGTTCAATACAATTCAATAAGATTTGAACAAATATATAATAATATTAAAAATAATATTTTAGGAGAAGTTCTAACTTCAGAAAATTTACAGTATTTATCTTTAGATAACGACTATCCCTCAACTTTTTACACCGACGAAGAATCTGTTGATTCTATTCGTTCAAATGCAGCAAAAAATTTCAGATCACAATATAGATTAGTAACATCTTTAGATTATGAAACTTATATTAAAACGAATTATTCAAGCCTTTTAGCTGATGTTAAAGTTTTAAATAATGAAGATTATTTAAGAACTCATATCAAATATTTGTATAATATTGGTTTAAATCAACCACAAAAAGATGATAAAATTTTGATAAATCAAATTAAATTTGCTGATAGTTGTAACTTTAATAATTTATATGTTTACACAGTTCCAAAAAGTGAACTTCAAAATTATTTAGCACCATCTCAAAAAGAAGTTATCATTAATGGTTTACAAAGTAGCAAAACTTTGACATCAGAAATTGTACCAATGGACCCTATTTATATCTATGTAGATTTTTATGTTAACAGTCCATTTACTTCTCCTAGTCCAAATGATTTAGCAGAAAACTATTTGGTTATTACCAAAACCCCAAACAGTAGAAGAGCCAATTCAGCAATTCTTTCTGATATTGAAAATTTAATTAAACAAACCTTTAATAGAAAAACTAATAAACTTGGAGAATTAATTGATATATATCAATTGTCTACAAGCATTCTTAATATTGAAAGCGTAGATAGAGTTCAGACATATAGGGCCGATATAGATGCTTATACAGAAGGAGTTTCTCTATTACTTTGGAATTATTATTACCCATTAGCAGATTCACAAGTTTATACTCAAAACGTAGAGTTGGAATTTTTTCAATATCCAATTTTTAACAATATTGAAAATGTTTCTTCAAGAATAAAAATAAATGAACCAACGGGAACAATCAAAGTTGCTGATTTTTAATAAAATATGGAGGAAGAAAAATTTATAGTATATCCAAATAAAGGATATGTAGATATTACTAATTTTAGTTTTAATGTTGATGGTTTATCAGCATATAACTACACAAAATATCTTTGGGATTTTGGTGACGGTGTTCGTTCTAGAGAAAAAAATCCAACGCATGTTTTTGTTACTCCCAGTTCATTTGAAGTAACTTTAAATGCTTATTATGGCATAAGCTCTTATGATGTTTATACAAAAAATATAAATGTTGATCTATATCTTAATAATTCAATTTACTTTGATTATGTTCCACCTCCAACTTTTGCAGGACATTTAAATAGATATCCTTTTAAAATAAACATAACTTCACCCGATTTAGATCCGCATGTTATAGATTTATACGCAAATTTTTCTCGATCATATTCTCCACAAGACCCAACAAACAAATGGACATTTTTAAGACCCCAATGGAGATTTATTGATAAAAACGGAAAACAAATTTCACAAATTATTACTGAAGATACCGTTATAAAAGTCGATGAAAATGGAAAAATAAATCCAAATGGAATTGTTGCAGGAGTAACTGGAACTGCCGAATTTTATTTTGTAGATGATATCTATAATTTTGATTTAGCAATAAAGGGACAACCACACACATCGATCATTGCAACTTTGGCGACTAGTGCTACTAAATCTTTTGGTGATCCTAAAAATTTAAGCCCAAATATTCCAAGCTATAGCAATAGTTTAGCTCAAGTAATATTACCTTATATTGTTTTGTGGAGAACACCAGACCAGTTAAGAATTACAGAAAATGGTATAAGAGAACATAGTAACCCACGTTGGGTGAACTCAAAAATACCATTGATTATAAATCCAAATTTTAAATCTTTGGAGTATCCCGATTTACTGAGTGATGGAAATGGCGTCAAATTGTGGCAACCTGATTCATTTTTTACTGAATATCTTCCTTTTGACAATACTAGTTCTATTCCTTTAAGCGTTGGGTTTCAAAATTTAAGTTCATATATATCACCACAACCTTTAGAATTTAAATATGTGGATGATACAACATATAAAGTAGCAGGATATTATAAAGGAACGATGGTAGTAAAATCTACTGCATTAAACGAAACCTTAAGTGCAGCTATTAATTTTAATATTCCAGAACTTTCTGGTAACTATTTTAATCCTTTAATTTGGATACCAAACCAAGCAGCAGGTACTATGAACGTGGTCCAATACATCAAAAATCCACACACGGGTAAATTGTTTTTCAATAGTAATGCAGCAAAAAATCAAAATAAAGCAATAGTTAAAAGTTTTGAAGTACCAATTTGTTTCGATCCTGACTACACAACAGACGTAATGGCAATTACAGGCAGTCACGGAATTAATTGTATAGCAGCACTACCTCTTCCATGTTATCATGCATGGGCAATCGATTCAGATTTAAATAAACTGTATAGATTTTCTTCAAATGGAAATACATTGTGTTCTATAGATTTAAGAACAATTTTAGGAAATGCTTCAAGTAAATTTGTTTCTCCTGCTTTTTGTGTTTTAGATGGAGAACAAAATTTGTGGGTTACTTTGTACGACACAACATCAACTTTAAAGTTAGATAGTCAAGGAAAATTAATATTTGGCGTTTCTCCATTAACTAGTTTTTATCATTTAACTTCACACAATAACAAATATCTTTTTGATAGTCAATTTTATCCCATAACAGCAAACAACGGTTCACAAATTCAGAATTTTATTAACCCAACAGGAATAGATACAGATTTGAATAATAATGCATGGGTTACATATTCAAATCCATTTAGTAGCTATGTGTGCAAGATATCATCTAATGGAGTAACTCTTTCAACAATACAATATCCATTATATTCTTCTCCTACAGAAATATTGTGTGATAATCAAAATAATGTTTGGATCGCTTTAACAAATCAAATTTACAGAGAAAAAAGTTACTTGGAAAAAAGAAACACCAATGGTGTTTTATTAAGTACGTTTGGACCTTTTAAATTCATAAATCATTTGACCTTAGATAATTATCAGAATATCTGGTTTACTCACAGCTATCAATATATTGGATCAATTGTTAACAATGTTGTATCTTCTTACAAGATACCAATGGAAGGAATTTATGCAAATATTCCTGATTGGGTTGATACTAAAAATTTTATATTTCAAACATCATCCACCAATTACTTGCTTTGGAGTAACACACTATCAAGTAACTATTGGAGTAAAAATAATGTATTAGCTTTAGAAAATGCTGGAATAGCTCCCAACAACACACCAACAGCCGAATATATTTTAGAAGATAAAAATAATCTTTCTCAGTATTTTATTTTTAATAGTACGGGTGCTCAAATCTCTGGCCAACAAACTGCATCTGTATATGTCAAACCCGACACACGCCAATATATACAATTAAGTTTATCAAGTCCTAACAGTTCAAATTATGCCAGAACTATTTTCTACGTTCCATCTGCGGGATCTCCATCTTTAACAAGTTTATCAGGAACTGCGGGGATTGATCTTTCGGGTAATTGGTATCGTTGTTACATTACAGGAACAACTACAGAACTACAAAACGTATTTACTATCAATCTTCATAATGGTGTTTCAAGCAATTATATCGGAACTTCAAGTTCATTTGCACCATTTTTGTGTGCAGTATATAACAATAAACCATCAAGCGAATTTAGTCCATTAAGTAATACAGCATTTTCTGGTTTTGATGTTGGTTTATTTGATCCTGCTGCTGCTAGTGCATTGTCAGCATTTAGTTTGAATGGGTTATATATTTGGGGAACTCAGTTAGAATTAGGATCGCAACCCACACAACAACTAGAAACACTATCTACAATCAAAGGACAAAATGCTATAACATTTGAAGTTATAGGAAATATAGATGAAACCGCACTAAAGGGAATAGCTTTTAATGGAAACAAATATCTTTATATTTTAAATTCTTTTGAAAATAAAGTTGTTGTTTTTAATACCATTAATAAAAACATTGAAGATACTTTTTATGTAAACCCCAAAGGATTTAATTTTTATCCTGATGATAAAAATGAAATAACAATAAGAGACATTACACAAATTTTACAACCAATTGTTAGCATTAGTCCTCCTACAAAAGTAGAATATCATCCTTGGGTAAACTCAATAATGGCAACAGGAGATTGGACAAGTTGGAAATGGTCAAACAAATATCGAAATATATCAACTTTAAATAAAACCATCTCTGGGGTTTCTCGACATTTAGACTTTTATGATAAAAATCCGTATGAAATCTTTAAAAGAAATGAAGATCACGATTTTTCTGAACAAATGAGATCCGTAACATTTGTTGAAAGTTTGAAAAATAGTCAATTTTTATATAATAAATTTTTAAAAGCAATTTTTGGAAAAGATTTACACGATGATTTGGGTGTACTTTCTTATGAAAAAGTAGCCAATTTTATTAAAAACCAAGCAGATATTGATGAGTGTGATATAAACGCATTATATAACTTGGCAGCATCCGTTGATTTAGATTCTGATGACTTTCGTTTGAATTATCCATTTTTTATTAAAAGATTGATGGATATCTTTAGTATTAATAAATCAATTCTTTGGGGAGATAAAGATAAAAGTGCTTATAACTTTTCTGATGGTGGTAACTATGGAATTTTAAATAGAGGAAATAAAATTGATATCAACGGTTCAATTTATGCTGGAACTCCAGTTTTATTAAAAACAAAATCTCTTCAAAAATATAACCTCATACAAACTGGAAATATCAACGGAAATTCTTTTTATGATATTAACATATTAGCCGATTTCTTAAAATTAGGAGAAGATTGGGGTTCTTATTATGAATTTTACGAATATATCCCTACAACATCGAATGAACAAGTCGAGGGTGTTATTGATTGGGATAATCCAAACACCACTTTACAATATTATAATTCTTCTAGTGAATTTTGGTTTGGCGATGAAAAAGCGATGGAGACATCGTTTGCTTATGAATTATACAAAGGATTAAAATTGTTAGAGTCTTCTTGAAACTAGGTTTTTTAATCTAAATATATAAGATAAACATGGCTGACTCATTTAGCATAACCCATACAGGCAATTGGCCTAATGAAACATATCAAATTGTTCCAAACTATGATGCTATTAGCCCAGATTTTGGGTATGTCATTTTTCAAAATAATTTTAAATATTTTAACACGCCAATTAAAAGCGTTGACTCTAGATTATTAACAAATGTTTTTAGTTACAAGAACACTGTCACGGCACTAGGTCCCAAAAACAATCCTTTAGAAAATAATCAGTTAGAAGAAGATTATTATCAAATGTCAGTTTTTAATAATACTTTTTTCACGTTTTCTCCATCTGCATTAAGATTGATAGATGCTGGTCCTACATTTAATTATTTTCAAATTGATTTAGATAACCCAGAAGGTTTTACAGAATTTCATTCTTATATATTATACCCTTTTTCTTTATATCTAAGGCCAATTAGTGCTAAAAAAATTAATGATAATAGTTTTGAATTTGTAACATCAGCCGTATTATTAAGTGCTCAATCATTTTATTATTTAACAACCACTGGTGATGTCGATGCTTATATCAACCACTTAAATTATAAACCAAAATATAGAAATTTACCAACCAATATTAATTTAAATTACAGCATAAGTGGGTTTGAATTTTATGCTGATAGACAACTTCCACAAATATATTCTTCTCAAATTTATAATTTTGATAGGAATGCAATGCTTTTAAACAATCCAGTAAACATAAGACCAGATTATACATCTTTTAATTTTGATGTTATATATCCTCCATTTACTTTTCAAGCAGGGTTTCCAGAAGAACAACAATATGCTGGAATAGCTCAAGAAAATCCAGAAAATTATCGATATGTCAACGGTTTTACTTCTGCTTACATTTCTCGTTATGATCCTAGAATTTCTTCAATAGAAACATTTCAATTAGTGCAAAGCTCTTTAAATGAGCTTTCTCTTGATAATATTTCTAATTGTATATTAAGGTGTGAATTAAATGTTTCTAATTCTAATTTAAAAACTTTTATATACAAATATAGAAATAATATAGGTAATTCAATTCCATTGGTTTCGGCTGTAACAAATACAAATTTGGGTATTCGATATGCTGCTGATTACGGTAGAATTTTAAACACATCGGTACATTCTAATATTTTTTCATTTAAAGTAGGGACAGAATTTCAAAATGTTCAATCTTTAAGTGGTTTTAAAATTGCTTCTAACGTGCAAAATTTTGATACCGCTGTTTGGAATTTAAAATATCCACCACATTATTATTCATATAAAACATATTTTGATGCAAATTCTTTAGGCTTTAATAAAAACAGTGATACGTCTTATTTAAATTTTTATTTATCAAGTCAGATTATTTCAGAAGATGATTTAAATTGTGTTTTTAAAAATGTATTAACGACAGATTTTAATACACTGGTTTTGGATTTAACATCCTATGCTACAAAAGATTCAATTAAATTTACTCCTATAAATGTCAATTTTGCCTCAAGAGATATTTCTTTATTTAGAGTTGTTTTATCTTCAATAACTGCACAATATAGTCCAGATAATGTTAACTTTTTTGATTATAATTTAAACTCTACACCTTGGATAAATGCAGCATCCGCGCAATTTTTCAAAATTTATTATAATAAACAATATGGAGAAATGGATTTTGTATTAAATCCATGTTTAAGCACATCAATTGGTACAAACATTGATTCAAAATATAATATCAAGAAA